GAGGGCGTTTCCCCTGATGGGGGTGAACGGCAGGAGGCCGAGGAGGGGGTTCTGGTCCATGGTGATCTCGGCGACGCCGACGAGGACCTGGTTGGTGCTATACTTGTCGGCTTCGGCGAGGGTCAGGGCCATTGGTTAGCTCCTCTGGGCGAGGCCGAACTTGATGCGGTCGATACCCTTGATGCCGTCGGGTGCGGCGGCCTGGCGGGTGGTGCCGCCGGTTAGCGCGGTCTGGACGACGGCGGCCGCGGTGGCGGCGTTGGCGGCGCCGTTCCTGTCGGCTTCGGCCTGCTGGCGGATGTGGTCGGCGACCGCCCTAGCGGTGGTGACGCTGGTTTGGATTGCGGCGAGGTCCTCGCCGGCGAAGGCGGCGTCTGGGAGGTCGGGGTTGGCGGTGTGGAGGGCGGCGACCTCCAGCTCGAGGTTGCGGGCCTGGGCCTGCGTGAGCTGTTCCTGGAGGGCTGTGGCGTCGGCCTGCTGCTGCCGGGCGGCGGCGATGGTGGGGGCGGCCTCTTCGGGGGTGGTGTTGCCGTCGGCGTCTGGCATTTCGATAAAGAGCTTAAGCGGGTTAGTTGCGGGCTGTCAAGGGGCGTGTGTGAGGGCCTGCCATATGGCCTGCCAGGTTCCGACGGGTGCGGGCTTGCTGAGCCAGGCCGCTGGGGCTGCGGGTCCGGCCGGGATGAGGAAGGGGGCGACGATGGCGGCGCCGTAGAGGAAGAGGAAGGCCGGACCGGCCGTAGTGTGTGCGCCCTGTCAGGTGCCGGTGATGGGGACGGGGGACCAGGCGCCTGTGGGCTGGCAGGCGTGGAGGGGGTTGAGGGGATTGATGCCCTTGCAGCCGAGGGGGGCGCAGGGCGAGGATTGGGCGGTGAGGCCGAGGGTGGCGAGCAGGTGGGCGGTGTTATGCACGGGCTGGAGGTTCGGCGGGTAGGCTGGTGGGTTGTAGGGACTGGGCGAGGGCGCCGAGGCGTTGGGCTTCTTCGATGACGCGGCTGAGCTCGGTCTCGGGGTCGGGGTCGCCGAGGTTGGCGAGGGCGGTCTGGCGGCTGCGGATGCCGGCGCCCACCAGGGCGACCTCGCGGCCGGCGTCGAGCGCCTGGTCGGGCGGGGTGATTGTGGCCCAGTCGGCGGTGAGGCCGGCGATGGAGTTTGTGAACTGTGTGCCGCCGAAGAGGTCCGACAGGCGCAGGGCGAGCGCCGCGCGGAGGCGGTAGGCGTCGCTGCGGATGATGCGCTTGCGCTCGACCTTCTGGAGAAGGGGTTGCATCTCGACCTGGAGGGCGACGCCTGATAGGTCGCGGTCGGTGCCGCCGAAGGCGGTGCGGGGCGTCTCGCTGAGGTCGTGGAGGGCGCGCAGGAGGTGGTCGGTGTAGTCCAGGTGGAGCCTGAGGCCGCCGCCCTGCAGGAGGTCGAGGAGGTAGGCTTTGGCGTGCTCCGGGAGCTCCCAGACGGCGCCCGGCTGGGCGACGATATCGGTGGTGTCGTCTACGTTCTCCAGGACGGTGATGGGGAAGCCGGAAAGCTCCATGATGTTGCTGATGCGGGTCATCTGGCGGTTGAACTCCTGAGCGATCTCCTTGAGGGGGAGGACGTCGGACTCGCCCCACCAGCGCTTAGGGACTTGGGCGTTCGGGTAGATGACGAAGGGGATTAGGGCGTAGGGGTTGGGCTGGCTGATGGTGGGTGCCGGGCCGCCGTCTATCCAGATGTCCAGGGCGGCGTCGGTCCAGTCCTCGACCACCTCGGCGGTCTTGTCGCGTGGGGCGATGCCCCACAGGGTGATTACGTCCTCGCGGGGGAGGGTGTATCTGTGGGCGACGCGGGTGTAGCGAGTGGGGTCGGTGGGGTGGGGCCAGGGGAAGAGGCCCCGCATGTCGGGGGCGGTGACGGCGACGCGGTGCTCGGCGGGGTCCCAGGTGACTTTGTAGGCGGCGTCGCCGAGTACGGCGGCGTCGACCTCGGTGACGAGGTCCAGGCGGGCCAGGCCGTTGTCGGTGGCGAGGTCGGCCAGGTACTGCTCGACCGCGGCGGCGGCGGCGATGTCTTCCGTGCTGTCCGATCGGGGGATTGCGTTGAGGGTGGCGCCCTTCATAACGTAGGTGGAGGTCTTGCTGACGATGGTCTTGACGTAGTTGAGGGTGAGTCGCCGGGCGCTGCGGGTGCGGGGGTCGGCGGCCGGCCACTGTTTGCCCTCGTAGAAGGCGAGGGCGTCGGTGTATTGGGCTAGGCGGTCCTTGTCGCGGTTCTTGAGGAGCTGGGGTAGCGGCGGCGTTGGTGGCATCTCTCAGGGGATTCTACCACGGGCGTGGCGTGGGGTGGCTTTGGTGGCCGCCTCGACCGCCAGGGCGGCGGCGGCGACGTAGTCGTCGTGCCCCTGGGACGGGTCGACGTGCCAGCGGACGGTGCGGTTGGGGCGGTACTCCGCCCGGCAGAGGCGGAGCTGGCGGCCCGCCTCGTTGTGCTCGGCGCTGCCGTCGGCCTTCCAGAGCTTGAGGGCGCCGGTGTTGGCGGCGGCCTGGAGCTGGTAGCCGAGGTGGGACTTGCTCTGCTCGGTGAACTTGTAACCTGTCACCTTGTGGTCGCCGAGGGAGCGGGCCAGGAGGATGGCCATGGCCTCGCCGGCGGCGGTGGCGTCCACGGCGACGTGGGTGATCCGCCAGACCTCGGTTAGCAGGCGGTGTAGGTGGGCGTAGAGGGCGTCGTGGCCGGTGCCCTGCCAGGTGTAGATGGCGACGGTCTCGGAGAGCGGTAGCTGGTGTTTGGGGCCGGGCGTGACGCGGCTGATCCACAACACGTTGTGGTCGCGGTCGCGGGGGCTGAGAGGGTCGGTCGCCTCCCCGGCCACGTCGAAGCCGGCGGCGTAGGTCTCGCCGGGCTTTGGGAAATGGCGGCGGTCGTGGCTGCCCTGGATGTTGGCGAGCTGGGCGGGCGACAGCAGGCGTCCGGTGCCGGGTAGCGGCGTGAGGTCGTACTGGCTGGTGAAGAGGGGGTGGGTGGGTCCCAGGCGGAGGCGCTCGGCGGCGACGTAGCGGGCGTAGGCGGGGACGTGCTTTGCCACCTCTGGCCAGGGGTACTCGAAGTGGCGGCGGAGGCCGTCCTTGCGCTCCCGGTCCTTGTTCTCGGCGACGGTGGTGAGCAGCAGGTCGTCCTCGGCCCAAGGGGTGCCGTAGAGGACGGTTGTGGCGGCGGTGCTGGCGGCCATTGGGCGGAAGTCCTTGGTGAAGCGGTCGGGGTCGATGTCCTGGGCCTCGTCGGCCTCCAGGAGCAGGCCGGCGGTGGCGCCGAGGACGCTGGCGCCGGGCGAGGCGCTGAGGAAGTTCCAGGCGGCGGCGCCCAGGGTCAGGAGGTGGCCTTCCTCCAGGGCGTAGGCGCCTCGGAAACCGGCGGCGTCCAGGTGGGCGCGCAGGCGGCGAATGCTGTTGCGGAGCTGTGGCGTCAGGGTGGGGGCGGTCTTGACGCCGACGGCGGCGGGGTTCGCCATGTTGGCGACGAGCAGGACCTTCTCGATCCAGGCGCTGAGCTCGTTCTTGCCGGCCTGCCGGGACATGAGGATGGTGAAGGTGTTGCCGTCGCCCAGGCGGGCGTCGCGGAGGATGGCGCGGGCGGGCTCGGCCTGGTAGGGGCGGAGGCGGGTGGTCATGCGGGTCATGCGGTGGCCTCGCGCCGGACCGCGCGGGGCTTCTTTGCGGCGGCGCTTCCGGTGACGCTGTTGAACTGGGCGCCGCGCGGTTTCCTGGGGCCGGGCAGGTCCAGGGGTAGGTCGTCGGGTGGCCCGGCCTCCTGGAGCCAGCCGCAGTAGAGGCAGGAGCGGTAGATGCCGTACTGGTCTTCCTCAAGCACGGTGGGGCCGTTGCAGCGTGGGCAGGTCATCGGGCGAGCCCTGCGGACCAGATGGCGAAGGCGAGGAGGAGGAGGAGGAAGAGCATGACGTAGGGCCAGACCCAGCCTTCCGGGTCGCGGTCGCTGTGGCTCATGAGACCGCCTCCTGTACGGCGCTGAGCTCGCGGAGTGCGGTCAAGGTGCGGGCTTCGATGTCGGCCAGCTCCCGTTCGGCGGCCTGGAGCTTGTGACGCCGGTCACGGATGCGGTGGAGTAGGCCGGCGCCGTTGGCCGTCCAGGTGTTGATCTCGTCGTCGAGGCCGATGTCCTCTGGCTCGATCATGAGGTCTGCTCCTTTCCTTGGGCGTGTGTGTTCCAGCGGCAGGATGGGCAGTAGAGCCGGGCGCCGTAGCCCTGGGCGATGGTGAGGTGGATGACGTGATTGAGGGTCGCTCCTGGGCTCTCCAGGCGGGTGTAGGGGCCGTCGGGGTGGGCGTCGAAGCCGTCTACGACGGCGGCGATGTCGGGCAGGTGGGCCAGGTGCTGGCGGAGGAAGCCCTGCGCCCCGATGAAGCCGTGGGCGGCCATGCGGAGGGCGAGGCCGGTCAGGCGGTTTGATTGTTCCTGCGATGATGATGATGATGCTGTGTGGAAGGGGACGACGTTGGCGGCCTGGGGGTCTAGCCAGGCCGTGCGGCGTTCGGCGGCGGCGGCCCCGTCGCGGATGAGCGGGAGCAGGAAATCGCGGACGCCTTCGGGGAGCTGGGCGAGGGCGTGGCGCAGGCGCTGGTCGCGGGCGTAGCGGCCGGTCCGGAGGCGGTTCTTGTTGCCTCTGGGCGCGCCGGCGCCCGGCCGGCGCCCTCCCCGGCCGCTCACAGGTGCTTCCCGTATTGGCCGGCCGCGCTTGGGCTGCGGCGGCGGCGGTCGGTTGACGGTGGCGGCGGAAGGCGGTCCCGGATGCAGCAGCGGCCGGCCTTGCGGTTCTGCCAGGGGCAGGTGCAGCCTGGGTGGGGGTTGCGGCGGCGGTAGGCGGCCAGGATGCGGTCGTGCTGGCCTGGGTACCACTTGAGGAGGTTCTGCAGGGCGGCGTCGTTCGAGATAGCCTCGGATTCTTCGAACGTGGGCTGAGTCGAGGGTGTCGGCATGGGTACAATCAAACGCGCAACAGGTCCAGCACCACCAGCGGATGGCGTGGAGCGGGTGGTGTTCCAGGTGCTCGCGGACGTGGATGGGTAGGAAGAAGGGGAGGAAGGGAGGGAGGTGGTGGCTGCGTGGGCAGTCCAGGCAGATCAGGCCGGGGCCTGTGTAGCCGGCGGCCTGGGCGAGCTGGCGGAGTAGCTGGAGTTGGAGCCGTTCCCCCGCGTACAATGTGGCAGCGGCCTGATTCTACGGCGGCCGCGCCGGAGGCGCCATGCAAACATATATAGTGCGAACCTGCGTGGCGACCGCCCTCTGCCCTCCCTGATCTGGTGCTGGGCGCGATTATACCACCGCTGTCGGGGGCCGGTGCGATGGTGCTCTGCATCCGTCTCTCCCTGGTGCTCGCTGCCTGGCCGGCGGCCCCGCGCCGTTAGCCTGGGGGCCCGGTCTGCTGGGGCCGCCGGTGGCGGTCGCAAAGCACCGCCCAGACCTTACGCCTGGGCGGTGCGACTGTCAATAGGTCTAAGCGGGTGAGCGGTTAGGGGTGGTGTCCCTCCTGCTGGAGGGTGTAGCGGTCCTTGGTTTCGAAGGTCTCCCAGGCGTCGGTTATCTTCTGTCGGGGGCTCCAGTTGGCGGGGTAGTCGCAGACCTGGGCCATGATGTGGTCGGCGGCGGCGCGGCTGTCGCTTTGGAACATGACGGCGTGGAGGAGGCGGCGGCTGCGTCCTGCTGTGACCTCGCGCAGGACTATGTCGATGGCGAAGCGTTTGCTCTTCATGACGTGTGCTCCTTTCCGTTGGAGGGGAATTGCTGGCGGAGTTGGGCGTCGATGTTCTTGTGCCGCGCGAGGATGGTGTTCTCGTCCTCGCCTTCGGCGAAGTAGAGCTTTACGACGTGGCCATAGGCGCCGTCCTTGTAGCGGCTGACTTCGACGCTGCTCACTCCGGCTGTGATCGTGTCTGCCATTTCGTGTCTCCTCTCTGCTGGTGGCCCGCCGGACGGAAGGGGGTGCGACCGTCCGGCGGGGCCGGTGGTTGTCCAGTCTACGCCGCTGCCTTTCCCCAGCGGAAGGTACCAGGGATGATCTCGTCGTTCTGGTCGCACTCGGTGTTGATGCACTTGAACGCCGTGAACATGCGGCCGCTCTTCTTGGCTGTCTGCTCCAGGCGCGCCCCGTCCAGGCCGCAGGCCGGGCAGGTGGGGCGTCCGTCCCCGGAGTTGACCGCGGACGGGCCTGGGCGCTCCCAGCCGACGACTGGCTTGCTGTGCGAGGCGAAGCCACGCGGCGCGGTGCGGACCGTGATCTCCAGGGTGAGCGTCTGGCCGCAGCCTGGGCAGGCTCCGTTTAGTGTGGGCATGATGTCCTCCTTGCTACTGACCGTAGGGCTAGACCGCCCTGGCGGAGGGTTGCCTCCGCCGCGATGGTCTAGGCAGCGCGAATGTCCGGCGATGGCGTGGCCCCGTTGCCGTCCCTGTTCAGGGTGGCGGACCGGGCGAGCGCCCCGGCGGCGAGGATGTCTCCGCGAACCGCTGGCGGAGGACACGGCGAAGCCCAGGCCGGCGGAAGGCGAACCGGCGGGTGACAGCAACGGCACTCCGCCGCGCCGCAGGACAGGCAGACCGCCCGCTCCGGCCAGAGCCGCCACCAGGTGTTCTCCTGGCAGTTCTCACAGCGGGTAACGATGACTTCCGACCTCATGACTACTCCCCTTTCTCCGGCGCGAACGCCAGCTGAACAGAACCGACGGGTGCCAGCCCGGCGAAGGCCAGCTGCGCCGCCGGGCCGCACGATGACCGGGCGCAACCGTGCCGCCCTAACGGCAGACCACACGAACACAGCGGCCAGGACCAGCCGCAGTGACCACAGCCCAGCCAGGACGCCCGGCGACGCCCACACCCCGGACAGCTGCGATACACCATGACGACTCCTTTCTGGCCAGCGGCCTACCGGGCCTGCCGGGCCTGCAAGGAAACTAATGGGGGCGCGAGGGGCCGTGCGCGCAACTTGGCCTCAGTGCGCCCAGGGGCGGCGTATAAGCGTGTGGTGTGGGGTTGGTGGTGGTGCGTTATGCCGCCGCCCCATGTAGCGCGGCGCCGAGCGCCCCCGTACCAAGGTGTAGGCCCGGCAGGCCCCTGGCCGCTTCAGTTTGCCCGCCCTGCGGGCCACCGCTACGCACGCCTCGTGCGCTGTGGGGGTTCTTTTTCGGATAACGAGTCAGGTTGCCTTGGATAGGGGTCGTTGCCGCCGCCGAGGGGGGAGCTGGCGGCGCGCGAGGGGCGGTGTCAGCATCGGGGGCGAGGGAGGCGAGCGGGCGCGGGGGCGAAGTGGGGCGGGGCGGGGTTCACCGCGCCCGCCGACCGAAGCCAGGGGGAGCGCGCCGCGAGCGAGGGGCTGCCATGCGCGCGACCGTGGGCGGGCGGCGCGGGACTCGCGGGGTGTGGGAGCCTGCGAGGGGTGGGGTGCCAACCCGCGCCGAGCCGCCCTAAGGTGGCGCGCAGGCGGGGGGCCGTACCTACCCTGCCTGCCGGGGGCGGGCCGAGACGAAGCGAAGCGGAGTCGAGGCGGGGGGCCGTACCTACCCTGCCTGCCGGGGGCGGGCCGAGACGAAGCGAAGCGGAGTCGAGGCAGGGGCCGAGACGAAGCGAAGCGGAG